TGCAAGCATATTATTTGTTTCCAAAAGGTAAGATTAAAGAAGTGACTCCATTTGCTCGTGCTATGCCCGAAGAATGGAAATATGATGATACGATTGATACTTTTACTGCTTATAAGATGTATGTCGCATCCAAACCTTGGGTGAAGGATAACTACCTTCGCCTTCCCAATAGAAAACCTGAATGGGTCTAAATTATGAGAAATGAATTTTTGTGGGTAGAAAAATATGCCCCAAAAACAATTGAAGAATGTATCCTACCTGAAGGTATTAAAAAAACATTTCAGGACTTTGTAGATAGAGGAGAGATTTCAAACCTGTTGCTTTCTGGACCTCCTGGAATTGGTAAGACAACAGTTGCTAAAGCATTATGTAATGAACTTGGAGTAGATTTTTATGTCATCAACGGATCCGATGAGGGTAGATTCCTCGACACTATCAGAAATAATGCGAAGAACTTCGCTTCGACCGTTTCACTTTCATCAACTGCTAAACACAAAGTCATCATTATTGATGAAGCAGATAATACAACCAACGATGTTCAACTCCTCTTACGGGCATCTATTGAGGAGTTTAGTGGTAACTGCCGATTTATCTTCACCTGTAACTACAAAAACAAAATCATCGAACCACTCCATTCCAGATGTGCCGTCGTTGATTTTGGAATCAAGACCAAAGACAAACCAAAACTTGCCTCAAAGTTCTTTGAAAGGCTCAAAAAGATCTTGGATCAAGAGAAAGTTGAAGCAGATGATAAAGTTCTTGCCCAACTTGTAAATAAGCACTTTCCCGATTTCAGAAGAGTTCTGAACGAATGCCAAAGGTATTCTGTTTCTGGAACAATTGATTCTGCAATTCTTGCGTCATTTTCTAATGTTAAACTTAATGATCTCCTTAAATACCTCAAAGAAAAGAACTTTCCGGAAGTTCGTAAATGGGTTATGTCAAACCTTGATAATGATGCCAGTAGTGTTCTTCGTATGGTGTATGATGCTTTATATGAACATCTGGATGGTCCCAGTATTGCTTCTTCTGTTCTTATTATTGCGAAATATCAATACCAATCGGCTTTTGTAGCAGACCAAGAGATTAACCTTCTTGCTTGTTTGACTGAAATAATGTGTGAGTGCTCTTTCAAATGATTGACTCGGAACAAGTTGTAAATTGGGAAGATCACCAAACCTTATTAAGTAATTCTGCAGATAAATTTATTCAATATTTTTCTCATATGGGGAATATTGAAGACTATATGCGTTTTGTGAAAAAAGAAGTAATATCTGGGAAGAATACACTATTTTCTCTTAGTGATGAGTTCTTTAATGAAGATATTCATCCAAATGAGATGGAGTTTAATATTATTCCTGTCGGTGGTAAAGTAAAAGGAGGGCATGATCAGGCCTCACAGAAAAATTTTACTAAACTCTTGTCAGCAGTCTCATCTCATAATAATGAACAAAATGTTCCTGGAAGAGAATTGAAATGGATTGTATATGAGAAGAATACAAATAATATTCTCGGATTTATTCGATTTGGATCTCCGGTAATTAATTCTAAACCTCGTAATCTTTGGTTGGGCAAGCAACCAGATCTTTCCATTTTTAATCGACACGCCGCGATGGGATTCGTAATAGTCCCATCACAACCTTTCGGATACAATTACTTAGGTGGTAAACTTCTTGCGCTTCTTTGCTGCTCTCATTATGCACGAGAAACACTTAATGAAGTGTTTGAGAAGAATATTGCTTTATTTGAAACAACATCACTATACGGTTCAATTACTGATTCTTCTCAATATGACGGACTTAAACCATTTATGAGATATAAGGGTTTGACTGAAAGTAAGTTTCTTCCTCTTCTTCATGATGATATATTTCATGAGTTGCATAACAGATTTACAAACATTAATACTAAACCATTAACTGACAACAAAGCATCATCTAAAAAAATGAAGCGACAAACAAAGATGATTTCAATTATACGCAGTTCGCTTCAAGATCAAGAAAAATTAAAAAGATTTAACGAAGTAATTAATATTGCATTTTCTATTACTCAAAAGAAAAGATTTTATACTTCTGAATATGGGTATCAAAATGTACGCCAGGTTATTCTTGGTGAAGAAGACAAACTTGTTCGGGGCCCTAACTGGGATAAATTTGAATTGAAAAATATTATTTCTTGGTGGAAGAAAAAATCAACTAAACGATATGAAAAACTTAAACAAGAAGGCAGATTCAGAACTAAGGTCGAACTTTGGACAGAAGATGATGACATACAAATTATAAGATGACTGAACTTAAAGATTGGTTAAACTCAATTAATGATAATAAAAAGGATTTGTCAGAGGATATTAAATCCTATCCGCCCTTTATTATCAATCGTTGTTTATCTGCATATGTTGATTGTATATTATATGCAAACGAAATAAATCTCAATCATTCTTTAGATAAAGATATGCAATATACATTTTATCTAAATACTATAAGAAAACAGAGGAGATTTTCTCCTTGGGTTTATAAGGATAAAATTGAAGATTTGGAATGTGTTAAGAAATACTATGGATATAGTAATGAAAAAGCATTACAAGTTTTAAAAATCTTATCAAAGGATCAGATTATTTTTATTAAACAGCGACTTGATACTGGAGGAAGACGATGACTATCACGGTAGAGCCACAAGTACAGTGGACACCAAGTATGATGATTGAGGTTCTATTAAATGAACCAGATGATTTTCTTAAAGTTCGTGAGACTTTGACACGTATCGGAGTAGCATCACGTAAAGAAAAAAAACTTTACCAATCTTGTCACATTCTACATAAGCAAGGTAGATATTATATTGTTCACTTTAAAGAGTTATTTGCTCTGGATGGTAAACATGCTAATCTAACTGTAAACGATGTTCAAAGACGTAATCGTATTGTTCGTCTTCTTTTAGATTGGGGACTATTATCTGTTGTAAATCCAGATGAAGTTGTTGATATTGCCCCACTCAATCAAATCAAAGTTTTGGCATATAAAGATAAAGAAGAATGGATTTTAGAACAAAAATATAATATTGGTAAAAAAGTAAAAGCAGCAGAAACCGAATAATAAAGTAGGGAGTTCCACACTCCCTTTTTTATGCTTTCTGTTATAATTAGTATTGTGAATGCCGTAAGGGTTCGCACAATCAAATCTCGCTTTTTAAGGAGCAAAAATGACTAATCTTTCTAGGTACACATCTGCCGACCTTCCTGCCCTGATGGATAGGATTACTCGTAATAGTATTGGAATGGACGAATATTTTGATCGTCTATTTAACCTTCACGAAACAACTTCAAATTATCCACCATATAATCTAGTTCAAATCAGTAGTGTAGAGTCAAGGTTAGAACTCGCACTTGCCGGATTTGCTAAAAAAGAAGTGCTTGTTTATACACAAGATGGAAAACTTTTTATTGAAGGGCAAAAAGAAGATAAAGAAACTGACACAAATTATTTACATAAAGGTTTAGCACAAAGAAGTTTTAAGAGAGCATGGACTCTTGCTGATGATACAGAAGTCTCTTCTGTAAATTTTGAAGACGGATTACTTACAGTAATTTTGGGAAGAATCGTTCCAGAATCGCATAAGAGAAAAGATTACCTATAAATAACAATGAGCTAAACTATCGTTGCTGCAGGGAGGTAACTGGTAAAATCCAGTTGCACCTCCCCTTTTTTTGTGCTATAATTCACTGAGGTATGGGAGAACTATGACGATTAAACTGATGCTTCTTAAGTCTGGCGAAGATATCATCGCAGACGTAACTGAAATGTGTGTTGGTGAAGAAGAAAATCGAAGAGTTATTGGATATTACTTGGATAAACCTTGTGTTGTTAAAATGAGAAATCCAAATCTTCTAACAGAAAATGAAACTCAAGGAATGAAAAAGGCAGGATTTGAGGTATCTCTTTTTCCTTGGATGCCATTGTCTAAAGAGGAAAAAATACCTGTTCCTTCTGACTGGTTAATCACTATGGTTGAACCAGTAGATAAACTCAAACAAATGTATATTGAAGACATTGTAAACTATGGAAAGAAAAATGATAAAGATTCTAGTTCTTCTGAACAAGGAAATTCTGATAAGTCAGATTGAGGAAGTTGGTTCTGAACTGGGAGAACCAGATTGCAGATTAATAGAACCATTTGTAGTAAATTCTGATATGACATTAACCCCTTGGATGTTAGACTATACATCACAGAATAGTTTTATGATTCACTCTGATAAGGTATTGACTATTATTGATCCAGTTAATTTAATCTTAAAAAAATATGAAAAA